GCGCCACGAGGGCCCGCTCCACGCCGACGTCGCCGCGCGGCGGGTGGCGGACCGGTGGGGCAAGACCCGCCTGTCCGACCTCGTCCGCCGGCGCGTGCTGGGCAGCGCGGGCGGCCGCGGCGACCGCGACGTGCGGCGCGTGGGCGACTTCCTCTGGCCGGCGGGAGAGGACCCGGCGGCGTGGACCGGCTTCCGCGTCCCGGGCGAGGACCCGGCCTCGCGCCGCGCGGCGGAGGAGATCCCGCCCGAGGAGCTGGCCGCGGCCATCCGCGCCGTGCTCGAGCGCAACGTCCACCTCCCGCAGGACGCCCTGCTGCGCGAGACCGCCCACGTGTTCGGCATCGCCCGCCTGGGCAGCACGGTCCGCGCCTGGCTGGCGCAGGCGCTCGACCAGCTCGAGCGCGCGGGCGGCTGCGTGCGCGCGGGCGACGACGTCCGGCTGCCGTGAGCCCCTGGACGAGCGGCCGCCCCCGATCGAGCACGTGCACGAGCGCACGAGCACGTCCGCGACCGGGCGCGGCTTGCGCGGCGACGGACCTGGTGGCATCCTTCCCGCGTGACACCGTGACACGAGGATCGCAGCCGTGACACAACTCACGATCCGCGAGGTCCGAGCGGCGCTCCCGCGCATCGACGAGGTGCTCGCGCGCGAAGGCGACGTCGTCATCACCCGCCGCGGCGAACCGGTGGCACGCCTCGTCCCCGTAACGACGGCGCGCCCGGTCCCGTCCCACGCCGAGCTGCGGGCGTCCCTCCCGCGCCTCGACCGTCCGAGCGAGCAGCTCGTGCGGGCCGACCGGGACGAGCGAGGCGGGCGATGAGGGAGACATGCCCGTGAGCACGCCGGTCTACCTGGATACGAGCGCCCTCGCGAAGTGGTACCTGAACGAGGCCCGGTCCGAGGACGTCTCGGCGTACCTCGGGCGGGAGGCGCCCGTCAGCATCGGCACGCTGACGGCGCTGGAGCTCCGCTGTCTCCTGGCGAGGCGCCGGCGCGCCGGCGAGCTCAGCGCCGAGCAGGAGGCGCGCGTCTTCGCCACGTTCGAGCAGGACGTGAGTGACGGCCACATCCGGATGTACCCGCTGGACGACCACGCGGCACGCGTCGCGCTGAACCTGGTCGAGCAGCTCCCGGAGCACCCGCTGCGCTCGCTGGACGCCCTGCACCTCGCGCTCGCGCGCGACCTCTCGTGTCCGCGCCTGGCGACGGCGGACCGCACGATGGCCGCCGCGGCGACGGCCCTCGGGTTCCGGGTCGACCGCTTCGACGGGGAGGCGTAGTGTAGCTTGCCACGCAAAATGAGATCTTGATCCACAATATTGAGATCGCACGCTGCATAACAATGCGAGAAGGGGAATTCTATGCAGAGGGCTGGCCGGGCGTGCAGGAGCTGCGCCGCTCCCGGGCGGTGACGTGCAAGGTGCTGTAATCGCTACGGTTCACGTCGGTCCCTACACGTTGTTGATGAGACGCGCCGCGCCAAAGCGAACGTCGATGCTGGTGCCCGCGACGTTCTTGATCTTCAGGTTCCAGTCGTCCCCGGTGCCGGCCTCCCACCAAACCTCGAGGTCGGCGGGACGCGGCCCGGTGCCGGCCAGATAAAGCTTGCCGCTATCGACGTAGTAGACGCTGACCGGCGGCGGGCCGACCTCGCCAATGGAGTACGTGCCGGCCGCGCTCGTCACGCCCGCGTTGATGGTGCCCGCCCCAGTGGACCCGCCCGGGCGCAAGTAGCGCCCGTCGTGGTCCCCGGGCAGCTTGTGGGCCAGGTGTTCCGCCAGGCGCTGCAGTAGCGACTGGAGCTGCGCCCCGACGGTGCCGGCGCCGATGGTCAGCGTAAACGCGCCCTCCGTGAACGTCAGCTCCACGTTGCCGACCCGGGCGGCGCCGGCGGTCGCCACCTGGGCCAGCAGGCCGTTCACGAGGGCTGTGAACTGCGCGTCGAGGTTCGCGCCGGTCACCCAGTCGTGCGCGTTCGCGGCGATCTCCCCCGCGGTGTGGCCGTCCAGCTCGGGATCGTGCGTGTCCGTCCACTCCTTCAGCCACGCCGTCCGGTCGCCGAGCTGCTTCGCCTGCAGGTTCGAGACCCCGGCGACTCCGCCCGTCGCCTTGTCGGTCGTCTCGATCTGGTAGATCCCCCCATGAAAAGTGCTCGCCTGGGGCAGGTTCGCCATCGTCGCCTACTCCTCCCACAGCACGACGGTCTGCCCGTCGTACATCACCGTCCCGTCATACGCCCATGTCCCGTCGTAGAACGTGTCCACACGGCCCCTGAACGATGCGAGCGTGGCGTGCGCGGCCTTCACCTTGTCGACCGCCGCCCGCAGGCGCGCGACCACGTCGCCCGCCAGAACCCACGTCCCAGGGAACACCACCGAGAAGTGGGCCCAGGTATCGTTCGACTCACCGTAGGGATGACTACCGTCGTACGCGACCTGGCCGTTGTAGTACCAGACGTGATTGAAGTGCTCGTAGATCTCGGCCGACCCGTGGCCGAGCAGCCGGAGCACCCGCAGGACGCCAGGGTTCGTCCCGCCTTCCTGGTGCACGGCGAACGCCTGACGTAGACGCATCCGCCAAGAAGCCATCTCCTCGCCGGCCAGCCGCGGAGTCCACCGCTCCCATCCCAGCCACCGCAGCACGTCGTCCGCGGCGGTCGCCGGGTGGCGGTTGCGCCGGAATGTCGACAGCGCCACCTGCAGCTTCACCAGCGACTCGCCGACGCCCCACAGCCAGGCGTGGGCTTCGGCGACAATGCCCTTGCGCTCGACCAGGCGCATCGGACGGGGAAGCAGCTCGAACAGGTCCGACCCCCGCTCGCGACCGTTCGCGCTGATCGAGGACTTGCCGCCCTCGACGTCGCCATCACCGCCAGGAAGCATATCGTCGACCATCAGCGTGACCCTCGCACCGCGGCCGTCACGTCCAGGTCGCCCGGCACCGCGAGCTGCCGAGATGTCAGCAGGACGGTCGCGGCAGGCGCCGTGAGAACCAGGTCGTACGCTCCATCCACCCCCATCATCAGCTTGTGTAGCTGCCCCACGGCAGCATCGTCTCCCGGCCGCCGAGCGGGCACGCCCAGCGCGACCGAGCCGTAGAACCACGCCTGCAGGCGCTCGTCGATCGCCCCCTGAGCGCTGGCCTCGTCCCCCTCGTCCGGGTCCAGCTCGAGCGTCCCAGCGACCTCGACCTCCACCAGCTCAGGGCCCATCACCCTGGCGTCCGAGCACTGCGGCCGCCGCGCGTCAATGAACGCCTGCACCGTGGTGATCAGCTCGGCGCTGGGCGCGCCGGCCGGCCCGGTGATAATGACATCGACCGTGCCCGGCCCCCGCGGAGCCTTGTCGTCGACCTGCACCGAACTCGCGCCGGCCTGCAGCGCCCAGCTCCGGTACGCGTCGGCTGTCGCGCCACGCGACAGTCCGGGCCACTTCAGCCGCATGCGCTCCCGCAGCGCGTCGTCCTCTTCGTCGTCCCGACCCTCGGTCGTGATCCAGTCCGCTTCGTTCGCCACCGTCTCGACGCCTGAGACCGGGGTCTCGAGGAGCTTGATGGCGCCCGGTACCACGTTGTATGCGGAGCCCTTGAACTCCGCCCTGACCGGGACGAACACGAAGCTGGACCCGTCGGGGAGGACCGTGGCTTCACGCACGAAGTACCGCAGCTTCGCGCCGCTCCCGCCCACCTCGGTGGTCACGATCACGGTCGTCCCGATGGAGACGTTGCCGGCCGTCCCGACCCGCCCGAACCGCACCAGGCCCAGCGTGTGCCGAGCCAGCAGCTTCCCGTCGCAGTAGTCGTCCGCGAACAGCTCGAGCCAGACGCCGGAAGCCCATCGCAGGAAGGACGCCGGAAGCAGCCGCTCCACGAGCGTGTCCCAGATGTCCGCCACCCCTTGCAGCGTCACCTCGGCGAGCGTCTTGAACGGCCCGCCGTGGTTGAAGTTCGTCACGACCGCGCCGGCGTCCGTGGCCGCCTGAAGCGCCGACGTCACCAACTCGGCGTGGCTCTGCCAGTTGACCAGGCTCTTCCAGTCAGGCACGGGCCACCTCCAAGGTCACGCCGTCGATCCCACCGCCGACCACGAGGTTCAAGGGGTGAGCGGCCGCGATCGGCTTCACCTCGACGCGCATCGAGATCCGACCGTCGCCCACCGAGCTGGCCGTGGCGCGCGCGCTCTCCACTCGCGGGTCGTCCTCGAGCGCGCTCTCCATCTCCTGCTCCGCCCCGGCCCGCGCCTCGGGCGTGTCGTCGCCCTGGATCCACGCGAAGATGTCGCACCCGAACGTCGGGTGTCCCCACAGCCCGCCCCGCGGCGTGTTGACGCGGCTCCAAAGGTCCTGCAGCAGGCACGCTTCCTCTTCGACGATGGCGACGCCGCCGCCTGGCAGCGCCACCAGGTTGCCGTCGCCGTCGAGGGCCATGTCCACGCCGAACAGCGCCACCGACTCACTCCTCTGGCGCCGGGTCGAAAGCCACCGGCTGCGCCACGATCCCCAGCGGGCCCCCTGGCGAGCCAGTGCCGGTCGTCCCCGACACCGTCGCGGTCAGGTGCCCGGCCACCGCTTCGTAGATGCGCTTCACCACCACCGTCATCAGCGCCTTCCGGTCGGCCTCGTCGGGCGCGTCGCCGCACAGCCCCGCCATCTCGTCCACGATGTCGCTGGCCACCGCAGCGGCCTGCTGGTCAGTCAGCGGCATCCGTCACCCCGGGCTCGTGATGTGGATCGGCAGCGCCGGGTGGTCGCTGCCGGTGTACAAGCACCGCATCAGCGCCGTCGCGCCGCCCACCTTCACCACCGGCCCGAACACCTCAATCCCGTCCTCGCGCAGCCGCAGCCCCACCGACCCGCTCACGGCGATGACCAGCTCGTCGACCGCGACGGCCGGTACGTCCCAGCCGTACGCCAGCGGAGCGTCCACGTACGGCTGCGCCGCGTCGTTGTAGTAGAAGCCGACCCGCACCAGGGACCCGACCCGCGGCAGGCCGTAGATGCCCCGTCCAGGCCCCGCGAACGCCAGCACCGAGACTTCCACTTCGGGCAGCACGGGCCAGTCCGGGTCGTCCTCCCCATCCCGCCGGACGGGCTGGACGTCGACCGTGTAGCGCGGCGTCAACAGGTCGGCCTTCCCACCTGACGTGCTGTCCGCGCGCACGACGCGGGCCCGGACCATCGGCAACGCCTGGCGCTTGCCGCTCTGCTCCTCGATGATGCGCCGGAGCGCGTCCTGCTCCCGCTCCTTCACGTGACCAGCCTCCACTCGATCTCGGTCTGGCTGCGGCCGCCCCCGGAGCTACCGATGCGGTGCACCGCCCGCTCGATCCGAGCCAGCTTCCGCTCCTGCCAGAACCGCTCGTCGACCAGACCGACGAACGTCGAGTGCTGCAGCCCCGGCTGCAGCCAGGTCACAGCTCTCCCCACGTCGACCGCGGTCGGCTCCAGGTCGAAAAGCGACTCCCCCTGCACGAGGATGGGCAGGTCTGCCGCCAACGCTCGCTGGTACCGCGGCGACTCGTCCCAGGGCCCCCACCAGACGCTTCCGTCGGCCTCGCAGTAGAGGTCCCAGCCGAGCCCCCAGTCCCGGTCCATCTGCTGCAGCAGCCGCAACACGCTGAGCCCGCGGGACACGACGTGGTGGCGGCGCGGCCGCGCGCCGGCGCCGAGTTGGTACCCGATGCCGAGCGGCTCGAGCACTGCTCGGGCCACCTCCTGCGGCGTCACTCGCAACCAGGACTGCGTGACCGTGGCCCGCTCGAGCACCAGCATCCCGTCTCGGGCGCGCACCGTCGTGACGCGGCCGGGCTCGATCTCCTCGACCTCGCCCCGGAACAAGGTCGACAGCCCGACCTCGCGGTCGCCCGCCCCCACCACCACGTCGTCGCCCTCGGCGAACACCCCGGCAACGTGGCCGCTCTCGTTGTCCACGCCGAGCGTGAGGGTGGCGAACGGCCGCAACCGGCTGGACGCGTGCTCCAACGCCACCAGTCGTTCGACCGACCAGTCGCCGATGAACACCGCCCAGTCGGGCGTCTGGATCGTTCGCTCGTCCACCCACCTACTCCGCCAGCGACCGACGCGCCTCGTACTCCTCGTCGCTCTCGACCGTGAGTCCCTTGACCCGTTGCGGGCCGGCCACCTTCTTCAGGATCCGGTCGGCCTGGTTGCGCGACCTGAGCTGCAGCCGACCCTCGACCTCCGCCCGATCCGTGAGCGGCTTGAGGCCGAGCCCGTAGATCGGGTTGTCGGCGGCGTCGGTCAGCACCGTGGCCTGCGCGGCCTGGCCGATCTGGCCCAGCAGAGCCGTGCTGAACGCCTGGGACGCGTAGTCCGCCTTCCAGCTCGCCGCGCGCTCCTTGTTCACGATCGGGGGCCGGTGCTCCACGAACACCAGCTCGGCCTCGATCCCGACCCCACCTTGCCGGCGCACGCTGCGGAACGTCTTCCACTGCACGTCGCGCACCCCGCGCGCCTTCGTGTGGACGTTGACCAGCCGGAAGAGCTGAGGACGCGCGGCCGAGTCGATGGCCTTGAACAGGCCGTCGATCGTCTTCACCTGGTCCTCCGCGCTCTCGCCGTCCCGATCGAGCAGCTGCACCCGGAAGCTCACGCTCGCGTCGTCGAACCCCTTCGGCTGCCGCAGGCTCCCGCTGCGCCCCGCCGCCCGCCGCTCGTCGAACAGCACCTCGCCGCCCACCTCAATCGACTGCACGTGACCTGGCAGCGCGACCTCGCCGAGTCGGATCGCTCCCGACGACGCCACGACCTCGACGCTCGTCGCGAGCTGGTCCGCCATCAGTACCCGCCCTCCGCCGCCAGACCCTGGAACGTCTGTGTGCTCCCGTCAGGCATCGGAACGATGACCGTGAGGGGGCGGGCGGCCGTCCGCTCGAGCGACGCGGCCATGCCCTCCAGCACGCGCCGCTGCTCCGGATCCTCGACCCGCATCGGACCAGGCGTCGCGGTCGCGCCCGGAGCAGCGACACCCGTCTGCCCCGGAGCGGGCAGCGCCGGCATGCCGAACCCCCCGAGCACGTCGGTCAGGGAGCGATCGGGGAGCCTGATCTCCTGCGACTGGATCCCGCCGACGCCCGCCATCACGTCGAGGCGAGCGGCATGCCGTGGCGCCGAGGCCGGCGCGTGCTCGATGTACCCGCTCTTGTTGATCCATCGCGGCTGCTCGCTGGCCAGGTAGCTGCCCGCGTCGATGTCGCGCCGGATGTCCTTCGAGATGGCCGCGTTCCACCCGGCCTGGGACAGCATCCCCTGGGCAGCCCGACGCTGCGTGGCCGTGGACTTCGGATCCGCGAGAATCTGCTGCGCACGCCGCAGCTGGTTCTCCGCCCCCCGTTCGTGCACGAACTCGTCGGCCGCCCCGACCAGGCCGCGGACCGTCTTGAACCCGTTGAACAGCTCCCGAAGGATCAGCAGCACGGCCGCGACCTTCAGGAGCATCAGAAGCAGCGGACCGAACGCGGCCGTCGCCCCCGCCGCGCCCGCGGCGCCCGAGGCTCCAGCGCCGGCGGCCGCTGTCGCCGCCAGCCGCGCGACCATCTTGAGCGCCAGAAACCCCCCGACGAGCTTCATCACGCTGCCGACCGCCATGAGCAGCGGCCCGCCGAGCATGGCGATTCCCGTGCCGATCGCGAAGAACTGCACGGCCTGCTCGGCCAGCTCCGGGTTCTTGTCGACCCACTCCACCACCTTGTCGATGATGGCCGTGAACTTCGGCACGAGCTTGTCCAGCAGCGGCACGAGTTTCTCGCCGAGCTTCACCAGGGCGCCCATCGCCTGCTGCTTCAGGATGGCCAGACGCGCGTCGATGCCGCCCTCGACGGTCTTCAGGGCGGTCGCCACCGTACCCGTGGCCCCTGCCATCGCCGTCATGGACTCGCGCAGGCGCCCCGTCTTGTCCATCAGGGACATGATGCCCTTGACGCCCTCGTCGCCGAACGCCTCCTGCAGCTGCTTCTGCACCTTGGGGTCGAGCAGCCGCGAGCCGAACTTCGCCTTCAGCGCCTCCATCGTCCCGATCAGGTCGACGCCGCCGTCCGCCGTCCGGGCGATGGTGAACTTCAGGTCCTTCGCGGCCCCGTTCATCCCCCGCATGATCGCCGAGAACGTCGTGCCGGCCTGGCCGCCGGTGATGCCGCTGTCGTTCAGGGTGCCGATGGCCGCGGAGACCTGCTCGAGGGAGATCCCGTACATCTTGGCCACGGGGACCGCGTACTTCATCCCCTCGGTAAGCTGGCCCAGGTTCGAGAGCTGGTGGAACTGCTGCGTCTTCGCGGTGATGTCCGCGAGCCGGGTCATCTCCACGGCCGCATCGCCCGCCTTGCGCCCCATGTTGTTGTAGAGGGTCGCGAGGTAGCCGGCGGCGTCCGTCGCGTCGCCGAAGGTGGCCGTCGCCAGCGCTGTGGCGGCCCGCGTCCCCGCGATGGCCTGGGCCGTGTTGAGGCCGGCCGAGACCATCTGGTAGCTCGTCGTGATGAACTGGTCGGCTGCGCCCACGTGCGCCCGAGACCAGTCGTCGGCCGCCGCGCGGACCCGCTTCAGGTCCGCCTCCATGCTGCCGTACATCGGCGTGACGACGGTCTGCAGGGCGCGCGTCGCCTTGTCGATCGCGGCCGTCGGTCGCAGGATCCCCCACAGCGCGGCCGCCCCCGCGGCGGCCGCGATGGAGACGGACTTCCCCCACCCTGAGACCTTGTCGCCCCAATCCCGGAGCTTCTTGCTCCCACCCTGGATGATGGCCTGGAACCGAGCGACCGATCCCGCGGCGCGACCGAGCGGCCCCGTGAGCCGGTCGATCACCGTGAGGATCAGCGCCGCTGTGAAGGCCGCTCCGAACACGCCTCACCCCTTCTTCGGCAACACCCGCGCGAGGGCCTGGGCCAACATCTCCACCTCGCGCTCCTCGAGCCACAAAGCCCGAGCACCCAGGACCGCGAAGTCATCGTCCTCAAGCACGTCCAGTTCAGCTTCGCGCAGGCCCAGCCGCTGCCAGATCAGCAGGCGGAGCTGCGCGGCACCCGACTGCCGCACGTCCGCCAGCCGCGCAGCGACTAGATCCTGCGCCTGCTGAAAACCTGCCCGCCCCCGACGGCCTCCAGGATCTCGTTGACGCAGGACAGGACGAGGCCGGGCCGCCGCGCGAACTCGGTCTCGAGCACCTCCTTCGGCGGGTCGAGCACGACGTCCTCGCAGAGCCGGACGCCCGCCCGGATGATGTTGGAGCTGTCGCGGTTCTTGCCGAACCGCGCCAGGTGCGCCTGGTTGGGCGCCCGGAACGTGATCTCGAAGCGCACGCCTTCGTCGTCCTCCGAGTCCGACCGGAACACCTCGATGCCCTTCGACTTCAGCAGAGCGACCTGCTCGGCCAGCGGCACACCCGTCCTGCGATCGTCGGTCTCGCTCTCGTCCCTGTCCTTCGCCACGCTCGTTCCTCCGGCGGCCGCCACCGGCCGCACTCATGGGTTGTCGGATGGACGTCGCCCGCCAGACTCAGATGGCCGGGACGTCCCCCCGGATCACCGGCTGCACGATGACGAAGCTGAGCTGGACCTCGAGCTTCGTGTCCCCGACCTTGCCGCCGCCCTGGGTCCGCGTGAACTCGCAGAGCGGCAGCTCGTCGGTGGTCAGGTCCTCGTCGTCGTTCCCGTACGTCACGGCCGCCGAGAACTGCACCCCATAGAGCGGGATGCCCTTCTGGCGGAGCTGCGCGAGCATCTCGTGGAAGCCCTCCCGCCGCAGCGTGAGCGACCCCTCGCCCGTGTAGCCCGCCCGGCCCACGCCGACCGGCCGGATCGACCCCACGTCGTGCGCGTGCGTCTTCTCGACCTGGTCGCTGTAGTCGATGCTCTGCACACCGACCTGGCGCCGACCGCCGAGCAGCGTGATGGCGATGTCCTCGAACGCGTACGTGCGGCCCTGGATCGACATGCCTCCTCCTCCCCCGCGGCATCCCCCCTCGAGCGGGTACCGCTACCACTGCGCCGGTCAGGCCGCCGACGCGTACGGGTTCACGAACCCGAGGTCCGTCTCGATCCACGGGCTCTTCGGCTTGGGCTGGATGCGGATCTTGACCGTGAGCTGGCCCGTCCCCAGCACGTCCTGCCCCGCGGGGATCAGGACCGCGTAGTCCGCGATCTCCCCTGCGTCCTTCATGCGCTGCAGCGGCCGCTTCCCCGACGTCACGACGGCCCGCTGCCCGATGGCATCGGCGTCGCCCCACACGTGCGGCAGCACCGCCAGGCGCACCTCGCGCGCCGCCTTGTTCATCACGCGGCGCAGGTGCGCGTAGCGGAAGTCGCTCGTCTCGGCCGACATCATGGGATCGGCCGTGGCGTAGACGCCGTCCAGGTCCTCGAACATCCGGAACGTGACGTACCGCGCCGCGTCGAGCGCGACGATGTCCGCGTACGTCAGGTCCTTCGGGACCGCGTACTTCATCCCGCCGCGCACCATGGGCACCGGACCGCGCTCGACGTGGGCGGGGCTGTCCGACACCTTCTGGCCCGCGACCGTCCAGCCCACGAAGATCGCCGCGAGGTTCCGGCCGCGGAGCTGCCCCGTGATCGGGTCGGCGATCACCCACATCGCCGAGACGACCTGGACGTAGTCGCTCGCGAACCCCGCCTGCTCCGCGATCAGCCCGTCGCGCCACTGGTCCAGCGTCTCGTCGGCGGCCTGGACGTCCGCTTCCGCCACGATGTGGATGTGCCTGTGACCCCCGGCCGCCTTCACCGCCAGCGTGTCGAGCACGGTCCACATCGCGGAGCTGCTCGGCCCCACCAGGTGGACGAGACCGAACGACGAGTCGGAGGCGAGCAGCGCATCGATCGCGTCCTGCGCCGTCGTCGTCGACATCACCGGCTGGGTCGTCTGCCAGGAGTACTTGTCGCCAGCGTCGAACCCCGTGGAACAGGCGAACGTCGCCGTCACGCCCGTGTTGGGGATGACGTACGCGCCGCCCACCGGCACCGTGATCTCCCGCGACCAGTTGTTGCCCCCGTCGAGGCTGTACCTGAACGTCGCGGCGTTCAGGACGCCCTCCGTCAGGATCTCGATGAGGATGTCGTACGCGTCGTTCGGGTTCCCCGAGGCGACCACGGTGCCGTCGCCCGTCTTGGACGAGGTCACGTCTCCGTTCGCCCCGTTCGTCCCGATGTCCGCCGGCACCGCCAGGACCGTCCGCGCCCCGGCGCGGAGGCACTCGGCGACTGCGTTCGCCAGCGGCCCGTACCCGAGCTTCGCCCGCACCTGGTCGACGTCGCTCACGGGGATGACCGAATCGAGCGTCCCGAGCGAGCCGATCCCGACGTGCGCCGGGATCCCCGTGGAGTCCCGACCCGCGAGGCCGAGACCGCGAGAGTGGATCGTGCTGAACGCATCCGGCAGCGGCGGCCGTGCCATGTCTCATCTCCCATCCGCCGCGCGCCTCTGCGCCCGCGCGGCCGTCCTGACCGCGTCACCCGCGGCGCTGGTTCATCGGCCCGTTCAGGAAGCGGTGCAGCTCGCCGGCGAACTCCTCGAGCGGCACCCGCTTGCCCTCGCCCCAGCGACGGAGCCGACGCAGCCCGGCGAGCTGCCAGGCCGGCACGTCCAGGGTCTTCGCGTGCTCCTCGATCGTCGGGTCCAGCTGCGCCCCCGCCTCGGTCGTTCGCTCGGCTCCCGCGTCCTCGCCGACCGTGTCGATTCCGGCGGCACCCGCCTTGCGCACCATCAGATGACCTCCCCCTCGATTTTGATCCCCTGGAGCAGCGGCACCGTCCGCGTGCGGAAGAGCCCGTACTCGAACGTGACGCCCGCGTTCGCCTGCGCCTCGCGGCGGAGGATCGAATCCTCGTCGGCCCAGCTCGTGTCGGAGGACCAGGCCGCCACTGGCTGGCCTTCGACCATCAGGCCGTCGAGCAGCCCGGCCACGACCGCCTTCAGCAAGGCCTCCGCCTCGTCCTCCGTGCGGTGCTGAATGATGATCATGACCTGGACCTTGCGGACCGCGCGCCGGGTCACGTACCGCCGGACCTTGGCGACCTCGTCCGTCTCGGCCGAGACCAGCATCCCGTCCGGCTTCGTCTCGTCGCGGCCGGTGATCATGACGACCTTCGGCAGCCCGACCTGCTTGCTCAGCCCTTCCTTGCCGAGGAAGAGCGACGTGGGCGGAACGGGCGGCTGCTGCCCCGCGAGGATCGCCCGGATCCTCTCTTTGCACGCCGCGATCATCCCTGCCCCCGCGCCTGCTCGATCGGCTTCTGCACCGACTCGACCGCGATGTCCTGCAGCTCCTGCGTGAGCTGCGGGTCCCCCTCCACATAGAGGTAGGGGCGCGCCGGCATCGTGAACCGCGCCCGCTTCGCGCCCGTCTCGCCGCCGTACTGATGGATAGCCGCGTACACGAGGTTCGTGCCGACCGCGACGCGCTCCGCCGTCGCCTTGTAGTTGATGGAGCGCGCCAGCCGGCCGGTGCGCTGCAGGGTCTTGCCGGCCTTCGCCTTCGCGCGCCAGTTGCCCTGCGCGTCCTTCTTCTTCGTGAAGCTCCGCAGGAACGCGGCGCCACTCACCGGCCACGGGCCGTCCGGCCCCTGCTCCGCCTGGAAGTGGCGCTCCGTCGCCTCCACGACCGCCTCACCCATCTCGGCGTGGACGGCCTGGAAGTCGATGCGACCCGCAGCCGCGAGCGCCTTGGCGAACGCCTTGTCGTCGCCGACGAGCTGCATCCCGTCCTGGCTGGTCTGGAACCCCGCCATCAGAAGCGCTCCAGCAGCTCGTCGGTGTAGATCTGCGGCCGGCTCTTCACGAGGACCGGCACCGGAGGCGC